CAAATACCGCGCCGATGGTCTGGACTTCGAAGACGCCCTCGCCGAGGTGATCCATGAAGCCCTCACTGAGTCGTGGGTCTATGACACCGACGAGGCTGGTGATCCCATCCCCGGAACCGGCGCTCCGTGGGAGTCCGATCACGCAGCCAAAACCCGCCCGAACCTGATCCGCACGATCATCTGGTATGTCGAGCAATTCCGCGACGACTCATGCTCCACCGTGATCCTCTCCGACGGCAAGGCAGCGGTTGAGTATTCGTTTAAACTCGAGGCGGATAACGGCGTGGTCCTATCCGGCCACCTCGATCGCCTTGTCGAATACGGAGGGAAGCCGTATATCCAGGATCAGAAGACGACCGGGACGACCATCACCCCCCGCTACTTCGAGCAGTGGTCGCCGGAAACACAGATGTCCCTCTACACCTTCGCGGGCAGGGCCGTCTTCGGCATCCCCGTCAAAGGCGTTATCATCGACGCGGCTCAGATTGCCGTCGGCTTTTCCCGTTTCGAGCGGGGATTCACCTTCCGCGACGACGCGCAACTGAACGAATGGTATGACCACGCCATGCTGACGATTGAAGGGGCGCGCCACGCTACGAGGGAGCAGCACTTCCCGATGAACCCCTCGTCGTGCAATAATTACGGCGGCTGCCAATTCCGTAACATCTGTTCCAAGTCCCCCGCTGTTCGCGATCGCTTCCTCGAGGGCGATTTCATGAAGGGGGAGCGCTGGGACCCGCTCAAGTCACGATAGGAGAAATGCAATGGAAGACTTTTACAAGCTCGAGTTTGCAATCCGGCTTAAACTAATCAAAATTCTTCGAGAAAGCTCTTCCCCGGCTGCTTGGAAACTTGCAGATAAAATTGAAGCTGTTCAGAAAGAACAATGACATGCCAACCCTTGACCAACATCAATCATCTGACTACTTCAAGCTAATCTACATCGGAGACAGCGGCACCGGCAAAACCGGCTCCCTCGTTTCCCTTCTCGCAGCTGGTTATCACTTCAAGATCATCGACATGGACAACGGCTTGGACGCCCTCGTCCACTTCGCCCGCGAGCAATGTCCAGACAAGCTCGCCAACGTCGAGTTCGAGACGATCCGGGACGAATACAAATCGACCAAGGCCGGCCCCATCATCAAAGGTGCGCCCAAGGCATTCGTCGCTGCCCTCGACAAGCTAACCGAGTGGTCGGAGATCGAAGACCCGAACACTATCTTCGTCCTCGACTCCGGCAGTGCCTTTGGCCGCGCCGCCTTCGAGTGGGCAAAGGGCCTGAACCCGCTTGCGAAAGACCCGCGCCAGTGGTATTTCTCCGCGCAACAGGCCTTCGAGTCTACGATCGCCATGCTCACCGGCGAGCAGTTCAAGATGAACGTGATCCTAATTTCCCACATTAACTATAAGGAGGTGATCGAAGGTTCGCATAAGGGGTATGTCAACTCCATCGGCTCCGCTCTTGGCCCGACCATCCCCAAATACTTCAACACATTGATACTCGCCGAGTCAACCGGCTCGGGAACGAATGTCCGGAGGCGGATTAAAACCATGCCGACCGGCGTTATCGACTTGAAGGTTCCAAGCCCCAAGGTTGATAAAGAGCTTCCGCTCGAAACTGGTCTCGCAACAATCTTTGCACAAATGAAGGAAAGCAAATGATCTCTCAAGGAGAAAAATCCTTTTCAGTCCAACGAGCTGTCGGCGGCTGGATTGTCAATCACAACACCCGATCGGCTGAAGGAGTTTACAACTCTACGACGCTGGTGTTCACCAACGCACCCGATCTCATCGAACACCTTTCCGCTCAAATCAACAACGAAGAAGGATAACTGAAATGACAATCAACTTCGCAGACGTAGCCGCCAAGCCGATCGCAGATGTCGAGCGCCCGCCCCTCCCGCCTGTCGGCACATACCGCTGGAAGATCACCAAGCTTCCTGAAATGACGACTAGTGGCAACGGCGAGTGGGACATTGTGACCGTCTCGGTCCAGGCGCAGGAAGCGCTCGACGATGTGGAAATCTCCGACTACCCCGGCGACATTCACAACGTTCGGCAGACCGTCAAATTCATGTTCAACAAGCAGGACGAGGCGGAGTTCGAGAAGTCCCTGTTCCGCTTCCGCACCTTCCTCGAGAAGCATGTCAAGTGCGCTGAGGAAGATCACACGATCGCCCAGGCCATGAACGCCGCTGTCAACGGTGAGTTCCTCGGCGCGATCGCCTGGAAGCAGGACAAGGAGGATGCCGAGATATTCTACGCAAACATTGCGCGGACTGCTCCGGTCGAATAACCTACCCCAACTGTAGCCCGGCCTTCCCCGCACACCCCGAGGCCGGGCTACCTTTTTTGAAAGACCGCTCCATGTATCTCCTCCTCGGCCTAAAGCAGTCCGCTTGGCTAACCAAGACCGGCCAGTATTCCACCGACATTGCCGAGGCTCGCCGCCTTCCGCGCGACGAAGCGGTGACCATCGCCAAGCGGCACAAGGAAGCATCGAACACCCTTATCCTCGTAGCAGAGGCAGACATTATATGACCTCCGGCCGCTTCCAGTCCATCCCAATCTCTTCCATCCAGATCGACCGGCCCGAACGTCAGCGGAAGGAACTCCGTAACATCGACGACCTGGCCCTGTCCATCCGCAACCGGGGCCTGATCAACCCCATCACCATCGACGAGCATTATAACCTGATCGCGGGCGAGCGGCGCCTAACAGCCTGCCGTCAGCTCGGTTGGACCTCGATCTCCGTTCAGTTCACCGCCGACCTCGACCACTACGAACTCCAGATGATCGAACTCGAAGAGAACGTCAAGCGCGAGAACCTCACGTGGCAAGAGGAAGTCGAGGCCATCGCCCGTTTCCACCAGCTCAAGATCGACAACGAGCCGGAATGGACGCAGGAGGCGACGAGTGAAGCGCTCGGCATGTCCGCACCAGAGGTGTCGAAGAAACTATCCGTAGCCGCGCAGATGGGGAATGAGGTGGTGGCGGGGGCCGATCGGTTTGCCGCTGCGCTGAACATCGTGCAACGGAATGTCGAGCGGAAAAAGGCGTCCGCTGTTGACGGAGCGGCTGCAATCTTCGCCGGCGTTACTGCAAATGTCCAGCATGATCCGGAGATCGAAGCTATCCTTGCAAAGGGGGAAGCCGCGCAAGTCGCCCGCATTCCCCTCTTAAACTGCAGCTTCCACGACTGGCAGGAGACCTACGATGGACCCAAATTCAATCTCATTCATTGCGATTTTCCTTACGGCATCAATGTTGCTGATGCTCCTCGAATGTCTGCGACCATCAAGGACCACTACGAAGACAGTCCTGATGTATATTGGGCTCTCTTGCATCGCCTTGGCTTGGCTATGGATAATGTTGTTGCAGACTCTGCTCACCTTATCTTTTGGCACTCAATGAAGTTCCATTCGGAGACGAAGGAGGCACTCACCGATATGGGCTGGACGGTCAACCCGTTCCCGCTCATCTGGCACAAGTCGGACGGCTCCGGCATCGCGCCCGATCCACAGCGCGGACCTCGCCAGACCTACGAGGCCGCGATCTACGCAATTCGCGGGGACAGGAAGATCACGCAAGCCGGCTGCGTGGCGAACAGTTTCGCCCATCCAGGTCGGCGCGACGGTGCAATCCACGCCTCGGAAAAGCCATACGCAATGCTCAAGCACTTTATGAGGATGGTCTGTGACGAATATTCCTACGTTCTTGACCCCACCTGCGGAAGCGGAAATGCGCTGAAGGTCGCAGAGGACTTGGGTGCGAACCGCGTCCTTGGCCTTGAACAACTCACAGAGTTCTACGACACCGCCGTTGCAAATTGGGAGACCCGTGATGTCAGCTAAGCTCATTCACCATGACGATGAAAGCCACCTACTTTACATCGCTCGAGTGTCCTCAAATCAAGACAACGCTGATCCAAGTCTTCTAGGTTATCTCATGAGAAACGGGCACTGGTCCCCCTTTGAGATGATCGGAGCTTGTGTAGAGATAATTACTACACGAGACATTGGCCGACAAATTCTGCGTCACCGCAGTTTCAGCTACCAAGAATTTTCTCAGCGTTACGCGGAAGTAAGTAGCACAGTTGAATTCCGTGAAATGCGTCTTGCCGGTTCAACGAATAGACAGGGCAGTGAGGACACTCGATCCTTGGAAGCCGAGGATATTATTCAACGGGCGGCTGAGCTTTCTTTTGAAACTTACAAGCAGCTCATTGACAGCGGTGTTGCCCCTGAATGTGCACGAGCAATTTTGCCTGAAGGATTAACACCCACCAAGCTTTACATGAATGGAACCCTTCGCAGTTGGCTGCACTATCTACGTGAACGCCTTCATGTTGATCCCCGGCGAGGGCATAAGGTAGCTCAATTGGAGCATCAGCGGCTGGCCGAAAATATTTACGACATGCTCGCCGAGACATTTCCAGTTACTTTCAAGGCAGTTCAACTTCATAGCTATATTGAGAGATAGAATGAGCGATCCGGTTAATCACCCTAAACACTACACGGCTCACCCGTCTGGTGTCGAGTGCATCACGATAACTGAACACATGAACTTCAATCTCGGCAACGCGCTGAAATACATTTGGCGTGCTGGGTTGAAACAACGTAGTCCAAAAGAGGATTTGCTGAAAGCCCGCTGGTATCTTGACCGCGAGATAGCTCTCCGTTTTCCGGAAACGGTCGAATGATAATCATCGTCAGCGAGGCACCTCATGACAACGACTGGCTCCTCAACCAACTCCTATCCCAAGCGGGTATCGCGCGGAGCGAATGTTCGTCCACGACCGTATTCAGCTTCCCCGTCCGCGACGTTAAGACGCTCTGCGGCTCGCGAGCCGATGGGGTTTCAGGTCACGCGCCCATCGTAGCGGGGAAATACCTCCGCGCTGAATACGCATCCGAACTCACCCGCCTTTACCGAGAGATAACCCATGCCTCCCCCAACGTCATTCTTGCTCTTGGTGCTACTGCAGCCTGGGCAGTCCTTAATGCTAGTGGCATCAAGGCCATTCGGGGGAGCGTTGCCCCCACCTCATCCATTGCTACTGATGCTATTGGGCGAGAGGTTAAAGTCCTCCCAACTTATAGCCCCGCTGCTGTCGGTCGTCAGTGGACCCTCCGACCCATCGTAATATCCGACTTTGACAAAGCGCGCCGCGAGTCCCTATTCTCGGAATACCTCCGCCCGAGCCGAAAGATTTGGATACGCCCGATCCTTGAAGACCTATTCGAGTTCGAGCGCCTCTACATCAACGACGCCGAGCGCTTGTCCGCCGACATTGAAACCCGGCAGGATCAGATCACCTGCATCGGGTTCGCTCCCTCGCCGCACGAATGCCTCGTAATCCCCTTCTTCGATGAGTCCGGGCGTAGTTATTGGAGCCACCGAGAAGAGTCTCTCGTTTGGTCCTACGTCCGCAAGTGGCTCGCCGCCAAGCCAACCGTCTTCCAGAACGGCCTCTACGACATCAACTTCCTCTGGTCCCGCTACGGCATACCCGTTCCGCTCGCCGCCGAGGACACGATGCTCCTCCATCACGCCTACCAGCCGGAGATGGAAAAGGGCCTCGGCTTCCTCGCGACGATCTACACAGACGAGGCCTCGTGGAAATTCATGTCGAAAGGTAAGAAGCATGATTGACGAAGACCGTGACCGACTTCTCTTTTCCGCCGCAGTGGCTGAGGAAATCGCCCAACTACAAAACCTACTCGCCACAACACCACCCCTATCCCTCGCCGACATCGCAAGCCGCATGGCAACAACCCGGCCTATCCTCCGACGCACCATGCAGCTTATGGACATCGACCATCCCGAGCGTGACCTGCCACTCACCGCCGACCGCGTTGCAGGCGCGGCCACCCGCCGCAAGATGAAAAGGCTGCTGAAATGAAAAACTTTATTGCCCTTTGCAAGCGGACCGAGTCGCCCAAACAACCGCCCATTGCTGCTGACGCCACACGACTACTACACGCAGCGATGGGAATGTCAACGGAAGCCGCTGAGTTCCTCGATGCCCTCAAGAAATCATATTTCTATGGCCGGGCGCTCGATCACACAAACTTGCTCGAAGAGATCGGCGACATGCTCTGGTATATTGCAATCGCTCTCGATGTGCTTGGCAGTGATTTCGAGACGGAGATGGATCGGGTGATCCGTAAGCTCCGCACCCGGTTCCCTGAAGCGTATAACGATGTTGACGCTAACCTCCGCGACCTCGACGCCGAACGGAAGGAACTTGAGCAGTGATCTATCTCGCCCAACCTTACACCTCCCCGCACCTCGAAGTCATGCACGAACGCTACGAGGCGGCACTGGCTTTCGTCGCCCACATCTCGAGGAAGAACCAGTGCATCTACAGCCCGGTTGTCCACTACCATCCGGTCGCTGTCTATCATGATTTGCCGAGGGCGTTCGATTTTTGGCGTCCCCTCAATGAGCACATGATCGACCTAGCTGACTCCCTTTACGTTCTCCAGCTCGAAGGCTGGCGGGAAAGCTTTGGCACGGCGGCGGAGATTGCCTACGCGAAATCGCTCGGTAAGCCGGTGGTCTATGTGGATGACGTTCGTGGCTGAAATCATCGACACAGCCACCCTCGACCTTTCCCGCTACAATTCCGATGAAACATACTGGCTCTACAACGGCTTTGATTGCTGCGTGACGGAGGAAATCTTCCGCAACCTATCGGCTCAGGTTGACGATTGCGCTCGTGACACCTACGAGTTTTCCAAGGCGCTGCAAGGCCCGGTGCTGGAGATGAACCTGAGGGGCCTGCGCGTGAACAACAGGCGGAAGAGCAAGGTCGTCCGTGAGATGATGGGGAAAGTGGCGCAACTCGAAGCGTCCCTCGACCGCCTGATCGTCGAAGGCGTGGGCGCCCCTCAATGCAACTGGCGCTCGCCGAAACAATTGAAGGAACTTCTTTATGACGTTATGGGATTACCTGTTCAGAAAAAGCGAAATGCTAACGGAGTATTTGCGCCGACAACGGATGAAGGCGCGCTCGAGAAACTTTCTCAATACTTCATTGCCGAGCCTATATGTAATCACCTGCTTACATTGCGGGGCCTCGGTAAGAGTTTGGGCTTTCTGCGAACCAACATTGACTCCGACGGACGGATGCGGACACAGTTCAACATCGCTGGAACTGTTACGGGGCGTTTTGCTTCAAGCGCTACAGACTTTGGAACTGGGACCAACCTACAAAATGTTACCTCCTCCCTCCGATCCATTTTTGTCGCCGATCCAGGAATGAAGTTTTGCAACCTCGACCTTGAGCAAGGCGACAGTCGGAATGTCGGGGCGCTTGCCTGGAACTGTCTTGTCGATAAACATGGCGAGTCATTCGCCGGCTCTTACCTCGACGCGTGTGAGTCCGGCGATCTACATACCTACGTCACGAAGCTCGTTTACAAAGACCTCCCATGGGGAAGCGCTCCCGATCGTGAGGTCGCTGAAGCTCTTGCCTATAAACACTATGACTACAGATTTCTTTCAAAGAAATCCGGGCACGGCTCTAACTACCTAATGACTCCACCAACAATGGCTCTTAACGCTCGTTGTTCTGTTCCAGTCGCAAAACAATTTCAAGCTGATTATTTCGCTGCTTTCCCCTGCATACCTGAATGGCATAAGAACGTATTTTGGCAACTTGAAAACCTCAGCTATCTTGAGTCACCCTTTAATCGCCGCAGATTTTTCTTTGGTCGTCCGAAGGAAGCTTCGACTCGTCGAGAAGCGGTGGCCCATGTTCCGCAGTCCATGACAGGTGATGAAATCAACACAGGCATCCTTAACCTCTGGCGCGCCGATCGCGTTCAACTCCTTATCCAAGTCCACGACTCAATCCTATTCCAATTCCCCGAAGAGCAGGAAGATGAAATCGTGCCGTGGGCGCTTGAAATCCTCAAGACCCATCTTACGCTCAAACATGGGAGGCCGTTCGTAGTGCCTACTGAAGCAATGACCGGGTGGAATTGGGGCTACGGCTCGCCGGATAATCCCGACGGCCTGAAGAAGTGGAAGGGGAGCGACGACCGAAAGCGGGAAGAGACTTCGTTCCAGCTGTCCCTCGCTGACTTCTAATGCCCCGAAAGCAAAAAAGTTTCATCGACGGCTTCCAGCGATATACGGAAGGCCGAGGTTCCCCCGCCATTTTCCGCAGGTGGAGCGGGATATTTCTCGTCGGCGCTACGCTCGAGCGCAAGTGCTGGCTTCTAACTGTCAAGGGGAAGCTATACCCGAACCAATACCTCATCCTCACCGGCCCGGCTGGCGTCGGAAAGTCTCTATGCACGTCCACCGTCTACGACCTGCTTGAAGAACTTCGCACCCCCGAGACCCCATTCCACATTGCACCAACCAGCGTAACCAAAGCGTCCCTCATCGACGCGTTGAACGATGCCGAGCGCCGGATCGTCCGTCCGATGGAAACCCCTGCTGTCACCGCCTTCAACTCCCTCACTATTATTCCGAATGAGTTTGGCGTATTCCTCCCTTCATGGGAGGGGGACTTCATGTCCACCCTAACCGACCTGTGGGATTGCGGGCGCTATGCCGAGACACGTCGGACGTCGAAGATCAATATCAACATTCCGAACACCCAGCTCAATCTATTCTCCGCGACAACCCCCGCCCACCTCGCCGGTCTACTCCCCGAAGGCGCCTGGGAACAGGGCTTCATGTCCCGCGTCCTGATCATCTACTCCGGCGAGGTTGTCCACACCGACTTGTTCCTCTTCGATCAGATGGACGAAGCACTGCGCGGCGAATTAATCGCCGACCTGCGTGACATCTATCGCATGTATGGAGCGTTTACGATTACGGACGATGCAAAGGAGGCGATCAACGCATGGGCGAAAGCTGGCGGACCTCCCGTTCCCGATCATCCCAAGCTATCCTCCTACCGCATTCGTCGCCCGGCGCACCTGCTAAAGCTAATGCAGATCGCCAGCGCATCGCAAGACAGCGACCGCATCATCACGCTCGAGCATTTCGCCGAGGCCCTTGATTGGCTGATCGAACTCGAGACCTACATGCCTGACGTATTCAAGTCGATGAAGACTGGTGGCGACGGCCGCGCGATCGATGAGTGCTGGCACTATGCCTACCTCAGCTGGATGAAGCATCAACAGCCAGTTCCGGAAGCGAAACTAATCGCGTTCCTCCAGGAGCGTGTGCCCGTCCACAACATCGAACGCATCCTCGATGTCATGATCCGGGCACAACTACTCACAAAACAATTCACGGCAACGGGCGGGATTGGGTATCAGCCGAAGGCCCGGAAAGCAGTTTAGAACGGCCAGCGTCGCCGTTTAACCGCCGCTGCGTCCCGTGCCTCACACCGTTCAATGATCCCCATTGCGTCCGCCGTTCGCCCGTTGGCAACGTCTAGACGGCCCGTCTGGGCGTCCCCGAACGCGATCCAATCCCCAACCGTCCCCCCATCCGGCAACGGTGCACCGGGCACCCCATCCCGCCATGCGCTAGGGATGAGCGCGCTGCAAGCACCGGGCGTCGCGTTTATAGGCGGCCCTACGGCACAGGCTGTCAAGCCCAGCATCGCGCACCCCAGGCCGAACGACTTCACTAGCACCATCCGCATTTCGTATCTCCTTTTCGTTTGAACGATCGAGATCAGCTCCGGTGCTTTCACGCGCAGCCGCTTCACCGACAGTATTCACCGCGTCCTTGCCGCTCGCCGTTGCCGACTCCGCCTGCCGTTTCGCAAGGTCAGCCTCAGCTCGCCAACGGCCCGTCACAGTGAAGTAGGCGATCGCCAGTGCCACGGCAATAGCAAGGCCGAGGATGATCCGGGGGAGGTTGGCTAGGATGAACTTGTAGATCATGGCTTCAACTCCTCTACTACAGCCTGGCCGGCTTGTGTTGCCGCGTCCGTTGCGATCTGTGCTCCGACCACTGCCGCCTCGGCCTCGCCCTGCGCCTCGAAGGTCAGCCCGTCTTTGCTCAGCGAGCCCTTGAACGCACGCATTCCGTTCTCGAACTGATAGCCGAGCTGCGCAATCCCAATCAGGATTAAAGCCCCCCGCACCACTTCACGCAGCGCTTCCGGGGTAAGTCGCTCAGCCCACAGCCAAACCAGCACCAACAGTCCGATCACCACCACCGCCATCACCACCGAGCGCAGTCCGCGCCGGGCGTCTGGGTCACTAAGGTTCATGCCATCTTCTCCCTACGCAAAAGTTCAGCAACCAGCCGGTTCGCCCCAGCTTCAACCTCGGCCAGTCCGTTCACGCCGCCATTGATCGCTCGACGATCATCCTCCCAGCCAGGCGTTGCGGCTTTCGTGTCGAGGCCGTGCGACTTCCAGAACCAGCCCGCTGCCATCATGCCTCCCTCAGGCGTTCGCATGTAAGCCTGCGCAACCTCGAGCGTCATCCCGACCGCATCGGCGAACGTCTGCTGGTTTGCTCGGCCGGTAATTTGCTTCGGCCCGAACCCACGGCATATCCAGCCATCATTCGGCTTCGTGTTCCCGAGGTTCTTCTTACCCCACTCCCCGCCATAAAGAATATTTGCGAGCGCCTCTTGATCTGCTGGGTGGCCGGAGTTCCGACCATAGCGCCGCGCATCCTCAATGCTGATCCGATGCCGCCCGAACAGCTTGATGATTGCTTCCGTGCTGTAATTCAAGCTTTCCGTCAGACGCGTTAACCCGGCCGACTCCACATTGATATTTGCGAGGAAGCTGGCCAGTTCCCTCACCGTATCAATTCCCCATCGTTCACATGCGAGGCGCGTTGGTTCAACCCAAGGCGTCAATCCCTCTAGAGTGTTTCCGGGGAATGCGAGGTCGAGAAGGTCCAGGTCAATCATTTGTCTGCCTTTCCATCAAGTTTCACATCAATTCGCTGGAGTAGTTCTTTGATATCCCGCAGATCAATGTGGTAATCAGTCTTCGTCACATAGTCAACCGGCATCCGTCGAATGTCTGCGTCCAGCCGATCAATCGCCTTGGTGATCCCTGACAACACCCAGCCAGCGAGGAAGGCGGAAAGGGTGAAGGCGA